TTAACCACAGCTGTATTAATTATTGTAAGATATTCATTGTCTGAATTAAAAGTTCCATCATTCTCAGAAAAACTTGCTGTCTTAATTGGAATACCACACTTCTGTCCAAATTCTATATAATCATCAGGACCCATCATTTTTTCTTTACTCATACCCAACATTCTAAATGCATAAGAATGTAATGTTCTAAAATTGTATAGATCTGTTTCAGGATCTAATCCAAACTTTTCTGAAGCACGAGTGGCTGCTTCTTTCGCTGCTTTTTTAGTAAAAGAAAAATATCCTATCTGTTTGGGTCTTACTCCTTGTTGAATAAATTGATCAACTAAATTTAATAAAGTTGTTGTTTTTCCTGTTCCCGGTGGTCCTAATATTATTGTTTTCATTTTTAAAAAACATCCTCCTGGTATTTTATTTTAGAAACAGAAGCTTCAACTTTTTTCATAGCTTTTATTTTAATAACTCTAGGTTGTTGATTTTTAATTGCTGGTCTAAATTCTTCTACAAAACAATCTAATTGAGTAAGATAGTTTCCTGTTTTAATCTTATCATGTTCCCAATTATTTTTTTTACAAAAACTATAAAAATCTTCTCTTCTGAAATAAGTAAACTCTCTTTTTTCATCTGTGTAAGGTAGTTTATTTAATATATCATCCATAGTTCTTGCGCTTTGTCTATTAGTTGTCCAATCTTGTAATAAAGAAGTTATCTCATTAAGAGGATCTAAAGATTCTAATGGTTCAACTTCTTGTAAATTATTCATCATTGGTTTTAAAAAATGTTGTTTCCAATCTTTTGGACTTGGTATTGGAATAACTAAATTAGCTTGATCTAAACATGCTAAAGCAAATAATCCTGGCATATAAAGCTGTTCTGTCTTTAATTCTATTCTGTTTTCTCCTACATCTAAAAACCATTGTGGTGGCTTAGATGCATACTTAGTTAAATTACCAAGTGTTGGCATTGCTTCTTCTCCAAATCCTACACCAAATCTTTTTGTTCTACACAGTCCTGATTGACATACAGAATTAATAGGAGCATCTTTACATCTATATTTGTCATATCCCTTTCTATTTACTGATTTAATTAATTGTTGAACCTCACTATTACTTAAAGGAGGATTCATATATTCTATATTTGCTTTTACAATTTGATCTTCCCATGAATCAGGATTAGCTTGTTTAAAATAAACTGCGATATTAAATAATCCATTGTTTCTAGACCCCTCACCAAAACCATCTTTAGCAAGTTTGTTTAGACAGGGAGGTCCATCTTTAAATGCTTCTTCTATTTTCTTTTCTTCAATTTTAATTTCTTTAAGATCTTCTTCCTTGCAAGCATAAAGATCATAGAGCTTAAAAAATTCCTCAAGTGTACAACCGGAACCACTATCATTGATAGCATATCTTAGTCCCTTCATTTCATTGTGGTAGGGTAAGTTTAAGAAATTACCAGTGTCCCCACGTTCCACTAATATTTCTGTTTGCTTAGGAAAGATTTCACATCCTTCATAACCCAACATCTTTGACATCTTCTTTAATGTTCCTTGCATTAAAGATGCTGATATAAATTCTTTTGTAAATAAAAATACATGTGCTCCACCTGATTTAGAACGACATACAATTAAAGGAAGTTTTAATTTTCTTATATTAGTAATTAGATCAAGATGATTAAAATTATACTGATCAATATCTATACATCCCCAACGACAAGTATTGTTTTCTGTAATAGGTATAATACCAAGAGCTGGACCTTCTCCTTTTAAATGTTTTTCCCAAAGATCATCAGTAACATTTCCTCTTACTATAAATGCTTTACCACCTTGTTTGCCGTTTTCTCCGCGGTCTCCTTTTTGGTATTGACCATAAGCAATAGTCAATCCTTCAAATATCTTTTTAAATTTATCTTTCATAGATCCTTCTTTCTGTTAATGGGGCCCAAAAATGGGCCCCTTACTAAAGCTAATACTTAAAACGGAGTACTGTCTTTAGATACTTCTTCTACATCTGCTCTTGTTTGCACGTTACCTTTGGAAACATTAGAATTAAAATCTTTAGACATTAAGTATAAAGATTTATCTGTTGATCCCATTATTCTGTCCATGTTTACAACCCATCCATACCAAGAACCTTTATCGTTCTTTTGTAATACCGATGATAAATTATAAACTACCCCATGCATTGGTGGTATTGCAAAACCACCCTTACCGTCAGGTATTTGTATGGTCTTCATCATTGAATTCCATTTTTTACTAACGTTAAGTTGTGTTGATTTCATTGTAATCAACGCAGGTGTATAACCACCTGTTTTTGTTTCAGCCATTACATAATAAGAAGCTGTTTCTTCTAAGTAGTTACCATTAGGTAATCTAATTTTAGAACCATCTCTCTTACCTGATTGGATTACCGGACTGTTTGGTAGATGTATGGCAACTGGTGCTCCAGGACCATCTCCTCTATCAGACCACTCTGGGAAATCCTTTTTGTAGTAACAAGGAATTACCTTGATACCTTTTTTACCATCGTATAATTCGCTGGTAACAGTATTATAAATCATGCCAGGCTTAGCACCATCTACATACTTTGCATCTCCATCAGTTACCTGTGGCGATAGTTGTCCTAGGATTCTAAGAAAAGGAAGCGCAAGATCTTCTTGCGTCATATTCTCAAAACCTCTAGCTGTATCATTGCCAAACAAGGCAAGTGATCCAGTATCTTTTTTAGCCATTACTTCATTAGCCATTATCATTCTCCATTATTTTCGGGTTATTTTAGTTCTGTCTTTAATCCATGTACTAAAGACATCAGAAGGCATGTCGAGCCCGGACTCGACACGCTCCTGAAATAGGGCTGTCAATGTATTCCAAGCCACATCAGATTTCTGTTGTGGTTGAAATCCATTAGACGCCGCAAGGTCCAACAATTGTTGTGCCTTGTCATCTTCGCCACGACCGAACGTAACAGAAACATTATTTTTAATAATATCTCCTAGTCCGTTCTCACGAAGCCATTTATGGGCTGCCTCTCTTCTGTCATCTTCTTTTGGAAGAGTGCACCTATATTCTCTTTTAACAGATACTGAAGATCCATCTGCAAGTTTAATAGAACTTAAACCTTGCTCTGCTAATAGTTCTGGAATTACCCTAGAACCAATATCATCAGCCATTGTTTTTAAATTTCTTAATAACTCTTCTGTTCTGTCAATCTCATCCTCAATGCCTTTTAATTTCTGACACTCGGCTGCGATTGTAGTTATTTCAACATTGTCTAAAAGATCTTTAGAATCTTGTAGCATCATGTTATTTACTTCATTACTCATGTATTATCCTTTCTGATATAGATCGAAGTTTATAGGATAGTATTTAGCCTCTCGTCGATCCCATTTCAAGAGGTTAAATTGACCATTTGTTTGGTCGCTCACAATTGCACAAGAAATACCAATAACTGCTGGATCTCCTGTTAACAATAAGTAATCTTGTGGTCTAAAATCTCTTAAGTTTTTTTGCATTCTAAAAACAAAGGGACTTGATGAAAAAATAATTTGAGATTCCGGTCCATAGTTATTTAAACAAATAACTAAATATCCAAAATCAGACGCACCTAAAACATTTATATTTGCAGGTGGTTGTTGTAATACATAAACAAAATTTTCTTTAGGGTTCTCTTTATAAAAAGTTAAAAAGTCCGCTAATGACTTTGGTTTATATAACTCAAAAATTTTATTCTTCATTCTATTATTCTCTATTGACATCTATTTAATCATAACTATATATATTGTCAAGTAGAAAGAATAAAAAAATATGAAATATAAATTTAAGACTAAACCATATGCACATCAAATAACTGCATTAGAAAAATCATGGGATAAAAAATCTTATGGTTATTTTATGGAAATGGGAACCGGTAAATCTAAAGTATTAGTAGATAATATTGCTATGCTTTATGATAATGGTAAAATAAATGCGGCGTTAATTATAGCACCAAAAGGTGTATATAGGAACTGGTATTCTTCAGAAATACCTACACATTTAGCTAGTCACATACAACATAAAATGGTACTTTGGACTGCTTCAACATCTAAAACAAAGGATAAAGAGTATCAACAATTGTTCGAATCTGACTATGACCTTCACATCCTTGTAATGAATGTTGAGGCGTTTAGTACTAAAAAAGGTTTGGAATTTGCTGCTAAATTTTTAAGAACACATAAAACAATAATGGCTGTAGATGAATCTACAACTATTAAAACACCTTCCGCAAAAAGAACTAAATCTATCGTAGAACTAGGAAAACTTTCTTATTATAGACGTATACTTACAGGATCTCCAGTAACTAAAAGCCCATTAGATTTATATACACAATGCTCTTTTTTAAATGAAGATTTATTAGGACACACTTCTTTTTATGCATTTAGAAATAGATATGCACATATGGTTGAAAGAAATTTTGGTGGAAGAAGAGTACAAATTGTAGGTAGTTATCAAAGATTAGAAGAACTATCTGATATATTAAATAAATTTTCTTACAGAGTATTAAAAGAAGATTGTTTAGATTTACCTGAAAAAATTTATATTAAAAGGGAAGTTGAACTAACAGAGGAACAAGAAGCAGCATATTCTACTATGAAATCCGCGGCCCTCGCTACAATAAAAGGTAAACTTGCTACGGCTCCGCATGTTCTTACACAAATGATGCGTTTACATCAAATCACTTGTGGTCATTTAAAAACGGACGAGGGAAGTATTACAGAATTAAAATCAAATCGTTTAAATGAATTGATGGATGTATTAGATGAAGTAGAAGGAAAAGCTATTATCTGGGCTAATTATATTTATGATATAGAACACATTGTTGCTGAAATTAAAAAAAAATATGGAGATAATTCAGTTGTCCAATATTATGGGGCTATTAAATCTGAACAACGACAATCTAATATAGATAAATTTCAAGATCCTAAATCTACTTATAGATTTTTTGTTGGTAATCCACAAACAGGAGGTTATGGAATTACTTTAACAGCAGCTAGTACAGTTATATATTATTCTAACGGTTATGATTTAGAAAAAAGATTACAATCAGAAGACAGAGCACACAGAATAGGACAAAAGAAATCTGTAACATATGTAGATATAATTGCTCGTAAAACTGTAGATGAAAAAATTGTAAAAGCTTTACGTAATAAAATTAATATAGCTTCTACTGTGCTGGGTGAAGAGTTGAGGGAGTGGATATAAATTTCCACTCCTCATCATTGTAAGGTAACATTATTTATAATTATTATAAATTAAATATAAAAGTATTATAAAACAAACAATAAAAAATACTGTTATTGTAGTCATTATTTTACTTCTATTTTAACGCCTTCAATTTCTTTTGGTTCATTAAAACCAAATTTAATTTTAAGTAAGCCATCTTTCATTTCAGCTTCATCAACTATTACATCTTTAGCTAATTCAAACTGTTTGAAAAATTTTCTAAATGCTAGACCTTGTTTAAGGTAATCTACATTTTTATTATCTACTTTTCCTTCTATTGTTAAGATACCGTCTTTAACTTCTACAAGTACATTTTCTTTATTGTATCCAGCTAAACCGATTTCTAAACCGTATTTACCTTTTGAGTATTTTACTACATTATAGAATGGAAATGATTGTACTTTTGACCACGTGTCAAAAATATTTTCAAAGGCATCATCAAAAAACTTTGTTGATCCGTTGAATATTTCTTTTTGTAATTTGTTTACATCAAGTAAACCGTTATTTGGGAATAATGAATTGAATGTCATTATTATCTCCTTTGTTAAGCAAGTTAATAGGTCCATCCACATGATGCAACCTGCGATGTATATAGATATTATTTATTAATTTTCAAGTACTGATTTTTCTCTTTTAATATGGCCGAGAACAGTGCCTTTATGAACGCCTTCTTTAATAGTATATCCAGAAGTACCATTACCATTAATCTCAACTTCTTTTCTACTTCTAAGCAAAGCATTATTTTTCTTTTCTACTTCTTTTTTAGAAAAGTTTTGAGCTATTAAATCTTTTAATCTTTCAATCATAGCTCTAATATATACGAGTTATTTATTTATTTTCAAGTTTTTTACACTTGCAGTCTTTTAGCAATGCACAAAAACCAGCATAAAGCCAGTAAATGCACTTATACTTCATTTATAAAAACCACCTTTTAAATCCACGAGCCCCGTTTCGCGATTTAAAAACTTATATTCAATTTTAGTTATTTCAAAATCTTTTCTAATCTTCTTACATATAACTTCAGGGTCAAATTCACCACAAGAGTATACATCAAATTGCATTAGCGCTGGACTTGGCTCGTCCCAAACGTGCATTACAATGTGTGATGTTTCTATGATCGCGGCTCCTGTGATTCCTCTGTTTCCAGGTACGTCATGATAAATTACATATGGTCCCATTAACACTTTCATATTAATAGATGTAATAAAATCTTTTAACCAATCGGTTAAATACTTTTCGTCCATCGGGGGTTTGACCGCCTCTGCGCGAACAATAAGATGTTTATGTACTAAGAGGCTATCTTTCATTACGTTAGGCCGGTCGGTAGATTACTTTTTCGTCTTCACGCGTAGCGACTAAAAATTGTTTTCTGTTCTTATCACCATTATATGATACATGAACCCATCCACTATTTGGATCACCTTCTTTATAAAATTCTAAAATGAGTTGATCAAACTCTACGTTGTCTTTAATCCACATTGCTAACTCCTTATTATCTATGTTCATGATTTCTATATCAGCAGCTTTTCCTTCTGAGTGTTGTGATGTTGGTTTAGAACCAATTGCAACACAAAGTTCAGGCGACCGATATCCAGAAGAAATTACTACTGGAGAATCAAAATGTGATCTTATAGGTTGTAATACATTTAAACACAAGTCTTTTAAATTATTTATTTGGTCTGTGGATGGATTATTAGATATGCCTTTACGTTCAGCAATCTGAGACTTAATTAATTCGTGTAATTCAAAGTTTTCTGATAATTTCATTACTTAAAAAAAACTTCTTTCACCAGGAACATCGCAACTGTTCCCACCGCTGCTAAGAGAACCCAATAGATCTTGTCTATCTTACCGCCCAATTTCTCAATGTCCTGGTGCATGTGTTTGAGATGATTGTTTTTAATAGTACAAATTTCTTTTTTAAGACCTGTAATG